GAATCCGATGTTTGGTAAAAAGATTGTATTTTCGGACAGTCACAAAAAAAAATTATCTACTGCATTGAAAGGCAAGCCAAGCAAACTAAAAGGGGTTTCAAGGTCAAGAGTGGCTTGCCCTAAATGTGGGGTAACTGGCGGTGATGGTGCAATGTACCGCTGGCATTTTGAAAATTGCAGATATGAAAGTAAGCCCTGATCTTATTAAACTTGTGAAATGCCATGAGGGTGTCCGAACCCGCCCTTATCGGTGTCCGGCCCTGCTATGGACGGTCGGGGTCGGCCACGTTATAGACCCTTCACACGCAGCGGTGAAATATGAGGAACGGCGCACCTTACCGATACCCGAGGGCTGGGATCGCAGCCTCTCTATGGGAGAGGTGGACGCTATCCTTGCTCAAGACCTTGGCAGGTTTGAGCGCGGCGTGGCCCGACTTTGCCCTTCTGCTGTTGGTCATCAAGGCCGGTTTGACGCATTGGTGAGTTTTGCCTTCAACGTCGGCCTTGGCAACCTGCAACGTTCTAGCCTACGCATGAAAACCAACCGTGGCGAGTTTGAAGAAGCCGCCGACGAGTTTATGAAGTGGACAAAGGCAGGCGGGCGGGTGCTGCCCGGCCTTGTGAAGCGGCGTCAGGACGAACGTGCGCTGTATCTTGGCTGAAGGGGCTGGGATTGAACCAACATTCACGGAGTCAAAGTCCGTTGTCCTACCGTTAGACGACCCTTCAACTGCGTAAGTATTCTAACTCGGCGCGTAGCGTCTTTATCTCCATCTCTAGCACCATTGCATCATCGGCTAACCCTGCTCGGCGCATTGCCACAAGCGCATTGGCTACCCGATCCCCTTGGCGCTGCCCAAACGCCCACGGTGCGCGTTCCATTTCTTCCTTCCACGAACCCGGCGGGCTAACGTCGTCTTTCACCATATATCTCGCCCTCCACGCGCACATCGCCAGTTAGGGGCTGGCACAGAGCGCCATTCGCGGTCACGGTTAGCCTTGAGCTTGCGGAACAGGTCTATGATCCATCTCACGGGAGTGCCTCCACGCTGTAGTTGGTACTAGGTGACTTCCAGCCTCGCGGTAAATCGCCATTGATCCATGAGGGGTCTACCCAACGCAGTTTATTGTTGGGCATAGCAACCCATTGGCCGCTATCTAACGCGATGATGTGGTGATCCTTGGATTGGTCAGGTATTTCCGACCAACCGCCATTGGCCCAAAACACGCTAAACAGGTACACGCCTGACCGCAGCACCTTGTCGCGGCAATATGCCTCTACTCGGTGGTTACGCAGGAACTGCATCTCACGCACTTCGCAGAACCGGCTAAAGCTGTCCCACCACACACAGATGTCAAGTGGCAACGGGTCGCAGGGCTTGGAGCAGATCGCGTGTATGGGCATCCTTGCCCACATTGCACCACATTCCAGCATCACGCTGAACATAGGCGCTCGCATCGGCTCGGCTCTAAAGCCTAGGACGGTACAGAGCGTGAAGCCTCCTTGGCCTTCCTGATGGTCGTACAAAAACTCATTGCGAACGTAGGCCGTGGTGTACGGCGTATCTACCATGAAACTCATACGATCCCCTCTTTGCGTAATTGCGCGATGGTTCGCACCATGCCCTCAAGGTGAGCAAGGCGCACATAGTCGCGGTCAAGATCGGTACGGAATCGGCGGTCTACGGCGTCATGGCAAGCACTACACGCCCACGCACCGAGCAGATCGTCTGCCTTCATGCCCATGCCGCTAACTCCCGATAAGCGTATGTGCGCCAATACGGTCGTTGCGCTGTTGTGGTTGCAGATACCGGGCAAGCGCACCATGCAGCCTCGGCCTTTTGCTTCATTCCGTAGGTTCATGCAAAGGCTCCGGTAGTGGGCCAATGCCCAATTCAATGCACTTGTTTTCTATGCCGTATAGGTATTCTGTAAATTCTTCTTTGGTCATGCGCGATGTACGTTTAAGCGGTCGCAAACGCTTTCTGCCAAACCCTTCTAGTGCCTCCCACCCCCAAATTTCGCCTAACAGCCATTCGTGAATATCCTCTCGCGTGAAACCTCTTAAGCTCTCGCCCGCCGCCTCCATGATCATGGGATAGACCACCCCAAAGAGATATCGCGACTGCTGATTCGTTTTAGGTTTTTTCCATTCGGTTACCTCCACCGACCATACACGGCGCGGGTCTAACCCTTGCGTCATGCGCGTTATAGCAACCGCCATTTGTTCGGGTGTGGTGCCTTTAGGAAATATGCGCTTCACGCATCCACTCCTCGCCGTACTCCACATCCATGTAGTCCTTAAACCACGGGCCGCCGCGGGTGAAATGAACGGCAATTGGGTTCGGGCATTGGTCGCGGGTGTACCATCCTTCAAGGTAGTTCCATGTGATCGGCAATTCCCCGATTACGTTATCGGTGAGCCAATTAAAGCGGTGCAGGTACATCCCTGTTTCACGGTTCACCACCTCGGGCGTAAGAGCCTTGACTTGAGGATGCCCACAGTTGATAAACATGAAAGATGACCAGTTCTTTCGTGGATAGAGATGTTGCGTTTTGTTGTCCATCTTGACGGTTTCCGTCGGCCTGTAGTCGTGCTTTACAAGAAAGCAGGCTTTTGCCCCGTCGGCGTAGTCCAACAATCCCGCGATGTCCCCCCGGAAAAGAAAATCGCAGTCCACAAATACCGCCCAACCGTCGTAACCGGCGAGATATGGGGTCAGAAAGCGGGTAAACGAAAACTCCGTAGACGACAGCGGATCAGTCTCTCGCCAATAAAGGCCACGCTCCCGAAGTTCTGACTGAACAATGGGCTGGATGTCCACCTCAACGCTAGAGTGCTTGAGGATGCTTTTACGGCACACCTGATACGCGATGTCCTCGCGGCTATCCCACCCGATAAATACCTTCATAGCCGTTCCTCAAAGTCTATGTACCGCCAGCCGAGGTATTCGGGCTTTACGGCGTATACGTCGTAGTCATACCCACGCTCCTTGTCGGTAATGCGCCGCACCACCCAATCGGGGAACGTCGTCGCAACATCTACCAGCGCCGCTACGGTCATGCTGGCGTTGACGATGTAGTAGTAGTCGGGGCGAGGATCGGCGGCATCAAACGATTTCTTGGCGCAGATCGCGGCTGTCTCAAACGGCCACGCCTGATACTGAAATTCGTGCTTGATGTGCTTCACCTCTATCCGTTTGCCCGAGGCGTATATGTCGCCCTTGTCGGCGTACTCTGCTCGGTCGGCAAAGTCTTTGGCGATCCGACGTTTTGGCAGCGTCACCGTATGCCCGATGTTGAGGAGGTAAGTCGCCACCACAATTTCTGCGGGGCGACTCGCCTTAAACCTCGCCTCAAAGTCAGAATGGGGTGTCAAGGTCATCCCAATTGTTCTCGGTTATTTCGGGCTTCTTGGTGGCTTGGTGCTGCGGTTCGCCTTGCCGCGACAACTTGCCCTCGCCCTTCGGTTCAATCTTAATGCTCATGTACTTGTCGCCCGTCTTTTGCGAGGACTTAATCCATGCCGACAGGTTGTAATCCACGTTGTTAATTACTGCCGAGCCACGGTAGTCGGGGCGCTTGTCGTTGCCATCCTTGTTGTTCTTAAACAAGACGCCACGCATATTCGGATCAAATTGGGTCACGGTTTCAACTCCTTCAGTTTGGTAACTTTCTCATCTAGTTCTGCGAGGAACTTGCGTACCTCGTCCTCCAACTCGGCAATGCGTTTATCGTCACGCGGAACCCGCACGATCAGCATTTGCAGATGCTCGGGTAAGCGTGGGTCATAGCTCACAAAGTCGCACCACGGTCGCCCGGTGCAGGCCATCTGCCATTGCATCTGGGTTACATACTTCTCGGGCGGCTTACCGGCTAACAGATACTCCAGATGGGTGGCGGTGTTAGGCGCCTTATATTCCACGCAGCCTTCGCCTACCAAGCCGTCTGGGGACGCCCCTGACATGGTTATCGTCGGGTGGTCTATAAAGCCCACCTCCTCCACCAACTCGCCTGTACGGGCGCTGTAGGCGGCTCTAGCGTGTGGCTCTTGCTCTACGCCCCACTCCATTGCGGCGCTGCTGAACCCTGCCGCTTTCTGGCCGGTCAGCCGCTCCACGATCAGGTCGGCCATGTAGTTCTCGCGGGATGCGCCGTAGCCCTTGGCGGTCTTGGCGACTACATCAGCTACGCGGGAGGCGGTGACCTTGCCGAGCCGTGATGCCCACCAACTCGGATCGTTACGCTGTTCCATTACGCAGCCTCCGGGCCGGTCAGTTCTTTCTTGCGCGCGGTAAACGCATCAATGTGCGTCATGCGCTGCTCGGTATTCAATCGCTTATACAACGCATTTAAGTCTGCGGCTGTTTGAACGGTTGCGATCAACCCAAGCAAATTGTTGTCAATTTTTGCAGGTTCCGTTTTGCGGCCTTGTGCGGCCTCTGCGTCATCGTCAACTTGTGCAAGCCCCACAATGGCTGCTAATGCGTAACGGCGGGCATAGGTGATGCCAGAGCCTTGCCCCTGCGGGCTGGCGTCCTTGGTCAATACCGGCATCTGCCCAGCGATCCACTCGCCCGAGGCGTGAGCCAACGTCGTTACCAGCATCAGCCCTTGCTCGGTCATCTGCGTGGTCTGGATCACCGACAAACCGTTAGCGGCTAACTGCTTACGGCAGGCGTCCCAACATGACGCAAGGTCAGCGTACTTGGACTTAAAAAACGGGTTGCTGCTGTCTTTCAGCGCCCCCGTAATGTCGGCTTGGGCTTTGCTTAACGCGGCGGCCAATGCGCCTATGGTTTCACTCTGCATCTTCTTGCTCCTTCAGTTCTGCTAGTGCCTTGTTACAGGCTTCTATACGTTCTTGTTCTTCCAGTTCTTGCATCAGTTGGTCTTGGTGATGCCACCAAGTCATGTCGTCATCGTGCATGGCTGGCTCGCTCCTCTGCCGGGGTGCAGCCACCGTCGCCGCACGGGTCAAAAATGGCTGCTGTGGCGTATAGCACTACAAGCAGGATGGCTTGAGGTAACCAGCGGCTCACAGGTCGTCTCCCCACGGGCCATTCATCAGCGCGTCGTTGGTGGCGATTTCCTCAAGCTCAAAGATGGCATCTGCACCGAGGTCGCAAATGTCTAGCTTGATGTCGTGGTTGAGCGATGCGGCGGCCTTGTCGTTGTCAAGGAAGATGCCGATCAGGTCGGCAGCCTCCAAGATGATGCCGCCATCGGTGTCCTGCGTGTACTCCACGCGCACCTCAAACTTGTTGTTGAGGGCGTAGAAAGTGCCGAAACCGTGGAATGTGTCTTTGCGAGGCATATCTGTTGCTCCTGTTGTGTTTGTCAATCAACGAGGCATAGGATAGTTACCTTGACAGGCCATGTCAACCCCCCTATCCTTCCGTCCCATGAAACCGCAACAACTGATCAAGCAATACGGTTCCCAATATGCTGTTGCCAAGGCTTTCGGGGTTACTCGGGCAGCGGTACAGCAATGGGTTAAGGCAGGCAAAGTCCCTGACGCAAGACGCTGGCAGTACGAGGCGGGTAAAGTCGCCCGTCCCCGTTAATGCGTTACGGAAGCGTTTGCAGCGGCGTAGAAGCGGCCACCGTGGCGTGGCATCCGTTGGGATGGCGAGCCGCGTGGTACAGCGAGATAGAGCCTTTTCCGTCTGCCGTACTCAAACACCATTACCCCACCGTCCCTAACTATGGGGACATGACCCAATACGAGGCATGGCCTGATGAACCAATCAACCTTCTTGTGGGAGGAACCCCTTGCCAATCCTTCAGCGTCGCAGGACTGCGAAAAGGACTGGCAGACCCGCGTGGCAACCTCATGCTTACCTACGGCGCAATTGCTAAACGCTATCGCCCCGAGTGGTTGGTATGGGAGAACGTCCCCGGTGTCTTGTCGTCTAACGGAGGACGGGATTTTGGAACCTTTCTCGGAATGTTGGCAGAACTCGGGTATGGGTTCGCCTACCGGATTCTTGACGCTCAATACTTCGGAGTGGCCCAGCGCCGCCGTCGTGTGTTCGTTGTCGGACACCTTGGAAACTGGCAACGTGCCGCAGCGGTTCTATTTGAGCGCCACAGCTTGCAAGGGCATCTTGCGCCGAGCAGAGAAACGCGGCAAGACGCTGCCACCTACACTTCAAGCAGCATTGCTGAATATCGCGCAGACAATGTTGGAGGAACCATTAGAGCAAACGGAGGAGATTTAGGCGGGGGAAGTGAAACTTTTGTAGCCAATACTCTAACGACTGGCATTGGCCGACGTTATGACGGTGAAACCGATACGTTTGCGGTAGAGCCGATTCCGTATGACTTTTTTCAAATTACCGCTCCGATCAACCGTCAATCGCGGGAACCGGGCGATCCGTGCCACACCCTTGCGCGTGACAACGCTGCTCACGCCACCATTGTTCAGCCAATGGCATTTCCCTGGCAATCAGCTCTTGATCCGATAGGCAACCCAGAAAATCTTTCTGGTACGTTGATCAAAAATCAAACAATGGCGGTTGCACAACCCACTTACGGTATACCGGGTAATTGGATCGGTAGGCAGCCAGAGAACGGCGGCAATGCCGTTGAGCCAATGCACGATGTGTCACCGTGCTTAACCAAAACGGATCGGCATGGAGTGGCGCAGCCATACGTCGGTGGCGTGGATTACGAAAACAATGCGCATACAATGGATGAGCCGACAGGGCCGTTGCTTAAGGGGTCGCCAACAGGAGGCGGTAGACCACTTCCTGCCATTGCGACAGCGATGCAAGTGCGCCGCCTCACACCCGTTGAGTGCGAACGCCTACAAGGCTTCCCAGACGGTTACACCAACATTCCTTGGCGCAACAAAACAGAGTCACCTGACGGCCCACGGTACAAAGCAATGGGCAACAGCATGGCTGTACCTGTCATGCGCTGGATCGGTGAGCGCATTGCTGCGGTAAAGGCGTTATGAGCCGTACCGCCTACCACCGTGCCTACTATTGGTCGCGTATAAGCGAGCGCCGTGCGTCTGCAAGGGCTTCACGGCGTAGGGCAAGGGAGAGGGCAGCGGTCATCAAGATCGTCTGTCAGGCCGTAGATGACGCCAGAAACGAAAAACCCCCGGTTGGCGGGGGCTTGACGCGGCAGGGGGGCTGCCTTACGCTGAATGTGCAATGTAGCGTGGTCAGGATTCTGACGAGCCGTTCTGGTTCTGTCAACAAACCCATCACGCAGCCCCTTGACATGGGCTAAATCTGTCAGCGGAGGGCCGGTCGTTTGGATCGGGCTGGACACCGCTTACCAAAGTCCAGCGGGCCTAAACACCGTGGCTATACGGGCATAGGCTTGGCCTCGCTGCCTTCCGCAGAAGTGGGGGGTAGGGGGGCCATTCCCGGGCTTCCGAGCATTGAGGTATTAAGACATGGGTAAGATGACAGAAGCACAGAGGATACGGGTAGCAAGCAGATACGTCAGGGCAGTCAGGGGTAAGGGACTGCAATCTGGCGAATCACCAATCAAGTTAGCCGTAAAACTGTTAACAGAAATGCACCATGCACCGTGTATTGGGGTGCCAGAAAAAAACATTGATTACCTAGACAAGCACCACGCGGTGATGTTGGAAGTAATCAGCGCCAACAAACACAAGTTGCCGAAGCGAACTAAACGCGCCAAACCAGAGTTTTTAGAAAGTTTTGCGTGGCGCAAAGTGCGAATGGAGGCGTTGTTGAAGTTCGGCCCCAGATGTATGTGCTGTGGCGCTACTCCTGCAACGGGTGCGGTAATGCACGTTGATCACATTAAGCCCCGCCTAACGCATCCAGAATTGGCGTTAGAATTAAGCAACCTCCAAATCCTTTGCCATGAGTGCAACCACGGCAAAGGCAACTGGGACAGCACCGATTGGAGGGGCAAGCATGGGTGATGAATTCACTTACTTTCCGGGCAAACAGTCTCAACCGGAAAAGCCAAAGCCAAGTCATAACCTAGAACACCAGTTCCACTCTAATCAGGCTATGTGGAATTCGGCAGTACAAGAATCCCCGCTAAACCGCTTAAAGTTCTACGACGCACAGTTAGCCCGTGGCGTTGAGGTCAACCGTGATAGGGTCGCTGAACTGATCCGAGAGGCTGGTGCTGCTGCTGTGCTATCGGATAGGGATACGATCGGGCTGGTACGCCAGCTTTGGGGTGAAAAGGCTGTGGAGAGACTTCGTGCCAGAGTTAAAGCGGAGCAATAGAACGTGGTGGATTATCTGGTTAGGCCGATGCGTGAACGAGGCAAGGCGTGAGGTACAAAGCGAGGCGGGATGCAAACGATGGCCTTATTGGCCGGGCGCTGTCCCTAGCCGGGTTCACCGTCCACGATTACGCCTCAAACGGCGGCGTCCCAGATCGTCTCGTCGTACGGAATCTGCCAGACGGAACACCGTGGGTGTGCTGGGTAGAAATCAAGGTAGAAAAAGGAAAACTACGCCCGAGCCAAGAAAGGTTCCAAGCGATATTTGAGCCACGCGGGGAGTTTTACGTTGCGCGTGATCCCGAGGCGACGGTGCGTGAGTTGATGGAGCGTTATTTAGCCGCCATCAAGCCCGAGCAGCTACGTTAGGCATGAGTGCCTTGCGAGCGCCTTTGTAATGCACGATAGCGGGGTCGGGATGCTGCGGCAGAAACTCGGGCAGACAGGCGTAGTACGACTCGGGCAAATCCTGCACCTTCACGCGTTTACTGTATTCCCGCAGAACCTCCTGATCCCCGTACCACACGCAGAACTTGTCGGGCAAAACGTTATACATCTCGGCAAGGTCAGCCCACACGCCCCAATCCGAGGCGATGGTGCAGCACCCCACATAGGGATACACCTGATCCAGCGTTTTACCCTCGTACTCGCTGTAGTCCTGACCGCGCTGGCGAGGGTTAAAGATCGCGTCACGGTTAAATTCACGGCGCGTCATGGCAACCGGCCCCCAACCCTTAAGCAACGCGCTAGGGCTAATCGGATGCCGCACGATCATGTCGGTATCCATGTACATCGCAGGCTCGGTCAACCCCAACTCGGCAAAGGCATTGGTGCGCCATTGCATCAGGTACTGCCGATTGCCCTGCGTCACAAATACCCGAGACACGCCCGGTACGGCTGGCGTCTGGTGATCGCTGACCTGAACAATGGTCGCATCAGGGTTGTGGGCGCGAATGGAAAAGACCATTGCGGTAGGCATGGCGATGTCGTCGCCAACGTGGAAGAAAACAAACATAGGACAAATATATGCTGAACGTGAACCGAAAACGACTATCCCGTGCGATATGGGACACCCTCTTTGCTGACCTGCCCGACCTGCCGTGGCACGTTGTGGAGGACTTGGAGAAGTTAGACCCCCTGCGACGTACTGGTAGCACCGGCCACGCCTCCCTAATCGCCTTATGGGCGGTTATACGGTACTTCCGACCGAAGGTTGTGGCCGAGATCGGCACCTACATCGGCAAGTCCACGTTCGTGCTAGCAAGAGAGGGCGCAGACGTACACACCTGCGACATGACGCACGACTTTAAGTTGCCGCTGACCACCTCTATCACCCAGTACCATAGCAGCAGCACCGAAATGCTCGCCAAACTAGACAACAAGATTGACCTTTTGCACCTAGACGGTCGCCTACAGCCTGACGACAAGCCGCACCTAGAACGGCTCTTTACGCCCGACACCGTAATCACGCTAGATGACTTTGAGGGCATAGAGAAAGGCGTTTGGAACGCCATGCAGATAGACCTGTCGCAGCGCATCCTTGTTTATCCCCCAGAGCGTCACTTGACAGAGCGTTATGCGGTGGGAGATGCTACGACTGCAATCATCCTGCCTAACTTGAGGCTGACGCCGCAATGAGCCACAAAGACGCCGCCGAATTTGTAGGCGTATTGCTGCATAGCAGTACCGCCACGCACTTCCTTCATTTGCAGACGGCGAGCTACGCGAGTCACAAGGCACTCGGCCACTACTACCAGAACATCGTGGACTTGGCCGACAAGTACGCAGAGGCGTATCAAGGCCACTACGGCATCATCCCCCTTGCTGACTACCCCGAGGGGTTCAAGGTGCAAAGAGACGCCGCTGTATATGCCAATGGCTTGCTGACGTTCGTCAAGGGCATCCGAGACGAACTGCCAAAAGACACCGATTTGCAGAACATCATTGACGAGATCGTGGGCGAGATCGCCTCCCTTCTGTATAAGCTTGAGAGATTCCGATGAATAAAGCAGGTTTGTACGCAAATATTCTCCGAAAGCAAGAGCGTCAGGCTCGCCAACGCGCCGAAGGTCGCCCTGTAGAGCGTACTCGCAAGCCCGGTGAGCCGGGTGCGCCAACTGCCGAAGCGTTCCGACAATCGGCAAAGACGGCGAAGAAATGAGCGCGGCTTGGACACGCAGCGAGGGCAAGAACCCCAAGGGCGGGCTGAACGCCAAGGGTCGTGCCTCGTATAAGGCCGAGACAGGCGGGACGCTGAAGCCGCCGGTCAAGTCGGGCGACAACCCACGCCGAGCCTCTTTCCTCGCAAGGATGGGCAATATGCCGGGGCCGATGGCAAAGGACGGTAAGCCCACGCGCCTAGCCCTCGCACTCAAGGCATGGGGAGCCTCTAGCAAAGAGGACGCCCGAGCCAAGGCCAAAGCCATCAGCAGCAGGAACAAGGCATGAATCGCAAACGCCTTGCCGCTGCACTCGCCTACGTTGACGAGAAGGCAAAGCGCCTGACGAGCCTAGACCAGCCCAAAGAGTCTGACGCCGTGGACATGGCGTTGGAGATGGGCGGTAGTTTTATCCCCGGCGTAGGCCAAGCCCTCGCTGCCCGTGACTTTGAACGCGCCCGCCGAGCCGATGACGAGGCCGGTATGGCAATGGCCGCTGCGTCGGCCCTGCCGTTAGGCAAATTGGTTGGAGCGTTGAAACAATACGATCCGACAATGCAAAAAATCTTTATCGGTAAGTCGGCAAAAACGTGGAATGAAAAAGAAGCCGACCGCGCACACGCTATGGAAGCGTTTGGCGTTGATCCTGAAACCATTTGGAAAGAAACGGGAACGTTCCGTGGCGTAGATGGGAAGTGGCGGCAAGAAATAAGTGATGCCCAAGCAAAGGGCATTTACACGCATATTGCTCCATCCGAACAGCGCCTATCAGAAGCGGTGTTAGAGCATCCAGAGTTGTTAGAGGCTTATCCAGACCTTGCGAAAGTTCAGCAATTTGGGTTGAAAGGCCCGAAAGAGCGCGGCTCATATCAGGCGACTACAATGGAAACCGTTGATGGCCCACGCCTATTAGGCGAAATGGTGATGGCAGAAGCACCAACGGAAGATGTATTGGCAAGAACCGCGATCCACGAAATGCAACACGCGATTCAGCGCCGTGAAGGGTTCCAACGCGGCGCAAACCCTGCCGAATTCAAAAACAAAACTATTCCCGCAAAACTGAAAGACGTAGCGTTTTCACGTTCAATGCGGGAAATGGCGATTGCCAACAAAATGCGTGAAATGGGGTATCCAATCGCGGAAGGCAAAGTGTTAAACCTTGCACGGCCAGACACGATGGGAAAGGTCAGGGCATATGCTGACAAAGATGAGCAACTGAAAAACCTCGTCGGCGAGTGGGAAAGTGCCAACGAAAAACTTAAGAAATACCCTGACAAAGCTACGCAATACGTCAGAAGTGCGGGTGAGGTAGAGGCAAGAGCGGTGCAGGCTCGTCAAAAGATGACGCCCGAGGAACGCCGCGCTACTTTCCCGCTCAAATCGTATGACACTCCAATTAAAGACATCATTATCCGAAAGAAATGAACGCAGGCGCATTTAAAAAGGGTCAGAAAGGCGGGCCGGGTAGGCCCAAGGGGTTGCCCAATAAGTCCACGCAGGCCGCCAGAGAGGCCATTGCAGCGTTTGTGGACGGCAACGCAGACAGACTCCAAGGGTGGCTAGACGAGATCGCTAAAGAGAAGGGAGCGCAGGCTGCCTTTGACGCCTTCAGCACCCTGCTGGAGTACCACGTTCCCAAACTAGCCCGCCAAGAGATCACAGGCAAGGACAACGGCCCGGTCAAGGTACAGATCGGATGGATGGCTCCCGAATAATCCTGCCCTACCGCCCACGCAAGGCGTTCATGCCGTTCCATGAGCGCACTAAACGCTGGGCTTGTCTCGTCGCACACCGCCGCGCAGGCAAGACGGTTGCCGCCGTCAACGACATGATCCGCGCTGCTGCGATGTATCAAGGGCCGTATGGTCTATTCGGATACGTCAGTCCGTACAGGTCGCAGGCCAAGGCTGTTGCATGGCAATACTTTAAGGACGGCGCACAGCCCATCATCCAATCGGTAAACGAGCAAGAATTAGTCATTACGCTCATTAACGGCGCACAAATCCGCTTGTTCGGCGCTGACAACGCTGACGCCATGCGCGGCCTTGGATTCTCGGGCGTATACCTTGACGAATACGGCGACTTTAAGCCGAGCGTGTTTGGGAACGTCATACGCCCGGCCTTGTCAGACAAGCAAGGCTGGTGTGTCTTTGGAGGTACACCGAAGGGCAAGAACCAGTTTTGGGAAATCTACGAGACCGCCCAACGCTTACCCGATGAATGGTTCCTGTTGCGCCTCCCCGCATCTACCAGCGGGTTACTACCCAGCAGCGAACTAGGCGCTGCGAGAGCGCAGTTGGCCGAGGATCAGTACCTACAGGAGTACGAGTGCAGCTTTGAGGCTGCGATCCTCGGCGCTTTTTACGGCAAGGAAATGCGCGAGGCGCAAGATCAGGGCCGTATCACCAACGTGCCATACGACCCGAGCCTGCCCGTGTATTCGGGGTGGGATTTGGGGTTCCGCGACGACACCGCGATATGGTTCTATCAGGTCGCCCGTGGAGAGTTGCGCGTCATAGACTTCTACGCCGTCTCGGGCGAGGACATCCACACGATTGCTGATGTGGTACGCAACAAGCCGTATCGCTATGCCAAGCACTATCTGCCGCATGACGCGAGAGCCAAGAGCTTGCAGACCGGCAAGAGCATTATTGAGCAATTAGCCGCGCAACTAGACATCGCCAAACTAGCCGTTGTCCCCGACATCGGTGTGCAGTCGGGCATCCAAGCGGTACGCATGATGTTGCCGCGTGTCTGGTTTGACGCGACCAAGTGCAGCGACGGCATAGAGGCGCTGCGCCAATACCAACGTGAATACGACGAGGATAAGAAGGCTTATCGTCAGTCACCGCGACACGATTGGACATCACACCCTAGTGACGCCTTCCGTATGGTTGCGGTATCATGGTCTGAAGTCGCTGACAAGCCCCCAGCGCCTGAAGTGAAACCGCTGATGGTGGGGCCAGAGAACACCGTGACCCTAAACGATATGTGGCAGGCTCACGACCGCACCGTTAGCAGGAGAGCAAGGATATGAGTACGAACGCACCGACTCGGTATAACTACGTTGCCGTGGCCGCAACGTCTACCACCGCTTTTGGCTCGGTGGGGGCGTACATCCAGCGCGTGGTCGTCAACGTCACCAGCAACACCGAGGCAACGTGCTTGCTGAAGGACGGCAACACGACCCTCGTCAGTTTCCCGGCCACGACCGCCGCAGGCGTCTACAGCGTGGAGTTGAACGTAGCGACCAAGGGGCAGATCAGCGCCACTTGCAGCGGCAACGCCTCCATGTCGGTTGTTGGGCTGTTTAGCGATTACGTCTAATGGAAGGCATACTGCAACCGGAACTGGAAAAGTACCT